AAATAACCAAACATTAATAACCATTATCAACCACATTAAATAACCACTAATTCACAACATAAAACCCTACAGACAAGTCATACCAACACTTCAACAACAATTCCATTAAATACATATTTAGTTGAATAATTTGAACAGATACGAACACTATTTAATTGATAACTTATATCATCTATTGTTAAAATGTTGCTTTTATCTTAACTTAAATAGGTGACATTGGATCACTTGACCAGTATAAGCTGAATAGATAGTAAGAGACAGTTTGATTGAATACAATTTAAAAATACGATTGATTGTTTTGAAGTTGACTTGAATAATCGTGGACAAATGTTGTCGATGATTGCAACACTTATAATCAATATTATACTAACTAAACTTATACACAGGTTATCAACATATAAAGAACAAGTTATCAACAGACTTATCCACAACCAATATAACTAACATTATACAAATAACCTTTATAATAGCACATAATTAAGCATAATAACAGGTAACCGATAATGCCAATACAATATAAGTATAACAAATTAAAATAGTTATCCACAATATAGATAGACTTATACACATTGTATTAACACAATAGTACAATATAAATACTCTTCTATATAGTATATCACAATACATAATTAGTATAACACATATATTTATATAGTATATCATAATAAAAGCAAACACTAACATATAATTATAATCAAACACTATATGAACTCAATACACTAATACCAGTAATAAATGATACAATAACACTACAATATAACAAATCTATTATAACTAACTTAACAACCTTATACAACACTTAGCTATCAAGACAACCAATTACATTACTAACAACTCTAAGACCTCATACAACGTCAATATGAAGCACAACTTTATTATAACTTATTACAAACAATACTATTATACCAATAACAATAGTATACATTATAAAGCAGATCCAATTGTACTAATAACATTAATAAGATGTACATATATAAAGGCTATATAACAATTAACTAGATAACAGTACAATTGTATAACTTAATCAATAGAACCTCATATAATCCTTATATACTACCTTGTAATGGAACTAATAACATAAATAATACAATGCTAACAATCTATATTGGATCACTTAATAACCAACACTTAAAGAATCTCTTCATTATATATGTATATATTTATTTTATAATTTATTTGATTAACGCATATAATGAGAGTATAATAATAAATATAACAAATTAATATATAAATAAAGGGGAGTAATCATAATGAAATCAATATCAACTCTAATAAAAGCAACTATATTTACAGGAGTTATTACACTATTAATAATCATATCACCAACTCAATTAGTCCAAGCAACTACAATAGAGAATCATAATGCAACTATAACAAGCGTAACAGACTCAACAGTAACAATCCAATCAGACAATAATAAAACTTATCTAATGGAAAATGAAGAAGGTTCTGACGGATGGCAAGTAAATGATAAAGCTACAATCACACTAAAAGATAATGAAATCATTCAAATGCGATCAGCTATAAATTTTAGAGAACTATATAACTTAGGAACAGACGGAACTACATATACTAATAGCTTACAAACTGACGCAGAATTAACACAATACGCTCAACAATTCCTAAAAGATAATTATAATGATACTTTAAACATTCCAATTGTATTCAATAAGGTATATAATAGCTCAGATTCTAATATGAAAATAAATGGATTAACAACTTTTACAATAGACAATAAACCAATACAAATTATTATAGATTCAGATTTATCAGGTAACTTAAATCAAATTAAAGCGGAAAAAGTTTTAATTCATGAACTTGTACATTATGAGATGGCAAAACAAGGTAATGAATATAATGATGGAACAAATACTTTTGAAACTGAAGTAATTGCAAAAGGTTCTATAAGTAATTATGGTCAAGAAGGTATACTTCATTCTCATGTATCTATAAATCAAAATCTATATAATTAAGATCAGCTTTTATAGTTGGTCTTTTTATTTAGCTTTATAATAATATATAACAAATTAAAGCAAGCTTGACAATATAATCCTTTAGTAGTACAATAAAAGTTGAAGGGAGAAGTGACTACTTTTTAAGTAATCTATAAACAAATGATAGTAACTCAATAAATTAATATATAAAAAGTACCCAAATCACAGAAAACTTTTGTATTATATATGATAAGTATAAATAACATTGAAAGGTTGCTGATAAGATGCTGAATGAATGATAAATTAATACAGAATAAGAGAGGATAAAGAATATATAAAAGAAGGAATGAAGTATTATGAATAAAGTAAATAATAACAATAAAGAGAATTATGTAATTAGAACTATAGCAATGACTAAATTTTTAACTGATAAGGGTTTTGAAATAGTTGATACTTTACCCAATATATTCGAACCTAAAAAAGTTGTATGGTTATTCAAAAATACGCCAGAACTTACTGAAGCCATGAGTCAATATAAAGGATTAGAAAAATAATTACATAAATCAAATAATCAAAAAGCAAAAGGAGATATAAAAATATATGGAAGAAAGACAACTACAAGGAAAATTTACAAGAATACCTAATAATTTAATTAAAGATGATAAGGAGCTTGATCCTAAAGAATTAACGGTTTTAACATTATTATATATGTCTAGGAACTCAAAGGACACATGCATTTTTAATTTAGAATGGTTATATAAATCTTTACAAATAAAATCTAATAATACATATGGCAAAAAGGAAATAAGAACTATATTACAAACATTTTATAATGATGAAATATTAGTTTACTACAATAATATATATTTAAAAGACAAAGATACTATAGAAAGTATAATTGATTATAACAAAAATGACTTAATCTTTGCAGAGTTATTTAATGAAATAGGTGATAGTGGTTTTACAATGATACTAGATAGTGAAATTGAGTTATTAATAAATTATAGTAATAAAAACAAAATTGATACATATTCATTAATCAAAACTTACATATACATATGCAGTACCTTTAATAACAATGTACAAGCTGAAGATTATTTATTAGGATTTCCAAGTATAATTAAAATAGCTGAGATGTCTGAAATAACAGAAAAGACAGCTTTAAAATACATAAATATACTTAGAGATTTAAACATATTTGTATTTGATTATGCAGGATTTAAAGAGACTTCAAAAGGACAAATTAAGAATGGCAATATGTTTTATACTAGAACAGGAAATGAAGATCTACTATTACAAAGATTAAATATTGAAAGAATCAAAAAAGGATTTATAAAAGTAAATCAAAGAAACAAAGATAAGAGTAACTTAAAAAGGTCAATTACAAACAAATTAAAATATCTAAAGAAAAGACAAGAAGAAGGACAAGCAAACATAATTGATATTGAAAATATAAAGCTACTAACAGAACAATATGAAGAACTAACAAAAGAAAAAGAAGAAAAGAAACCAAACGAAAAGGCGTAGCAGGGGTTGAGCTTTAGCGAAACTGTAAATTCATCTTCTTATGGATTTTATTACTGATGGATTATATTGTTATTTAGTTATATTACTACACTATACTGGCGTATTAGTATTGACGCTATGGTAAGACTTTGATTTATTAGTATCTATAAAAACAAACAGTCAAATTTATAGATACTAATAAATAGCGAAACTTTCATTTATTAGTATCTAATAGATTGACGTTTTCAAGTAAAAATAAATTAAAAAATTATAAAAAAGTACCCAAAATAGAAAGCTATGTTGTATTATATAAGAGGGATAGTTCAATCTGATCAATTGAATGAAAGACGTTTCAACCTACGTTTTCCCTTATATATTAAATAGGTTGATAATAAATTAAAAAAGGAAGGTTGATGCATCATGAAAATAGGTAATTTAAAAATATATGGTATCATATATAGAATTACAAACCAAATTAATAAAAAAGTTTATATTGGACAAACTAAAAATAAGTTTAATAGGAGATATCCAGCAGGAGAATGGTGGATATATTCAAAGAATAAGCATTTAAAGGATTCTGCTAAAAAATATGGAGTAGATAATTTTAAATTAGATATTATTGATTATGCTTTTAGTAAAGATGAATTAGATATTAAAGAAAAATCCTACATAGTATTATATAAGAGCAATAATAGATTATATGGTTATAATAATGATGATGGTGGACATAACGGTGTACAAAATGAAGAAACTAGAAAAAGAATGTCAGAATTGAAACAAGGAGTATTTGATGGAAATAAAAATCCCAATGCAAAACAAATAGTTAATGTGATAGATAATAAGCATTTTGAACTTATAGAGACTGCAAAAATATATTACAATACTAGTTATAAGAGTATATATAAGGCAATGAATAATGCTTATATAGTACAAGGTAAAGGTATAAAAATGTATTTTATATACGAATCAGAATATTCTAAATTAACTAATGAAGATATTGAAAAGATAAAAGATAAAATATATGAATTGGAATGTTCAATTAATGATAAAAGAATTGTAAATATTGAAACAAAAATTATATATGATAGACCATCAGATATAATTAATAATGAAAAAGATATAAAAAATATAAGTATAGGTACAATATTAAAATGTTGTGATAATAAACAAAGATATGCAGGAATGCTGAATAATAAACCTTGTATTTGGGTGAGATATAGTGATTTTATAAAAATGACACAAGCTGATATAAACTTAAAAATATATGAAGCGAATTCAAAAGAAAAGGCACTTGAATTACAAAGTATAAAAAGAAAAAAGAAAGTAAAATGTATTACAACTAATAAAGAATTTAACAGTATAGGAGAAGCCTCAGAGTTTTATAATTGTGATAGAAGTGGTATAAGTCAATGTTGTTTAAGTCATCAAAAATCATGTGGTAGTTTAGAAGATGGAACTCTTTTAGTATGGGAATATTGTTAGTAGATAATGTTGATAATATGGCTTATACATATGGAAGTAGTTTTATAGATAAGAATGCTAAATGGAAGAAAGACAAGCCAACAGACAAACAAATAGCATGTATTAAGGGGAATTGGAAAGTATATACTAAGTTTGATTGTCACAAATATTTTAAAAGTAAATCATTATATTTTGCATTTAAAAATCAAGTTAGTTAAAAAGGTATTGAGGGTATATTTTTATATATCCTTTTCTTTTTATTCCTATTTTAATTGAAATAAATAATCAATATCCAAATAAAAACTCAGTTTTATCGCAATTTGTCGAATGGTTTATACATTAATCTATTAAAAAGTTGTGGTAATTATAATCTAATAAGCATATAATAAATTATAAAGATAAAGCAAATTAAAAACCACCAACTAGAAATAGTGGTTAAGGCAAATATTAAGGAGATTTTAAAATGATAACTTTAGAAATAAGAGAAAAAGCAATTGATTTATATTATGCAGAATGTGAAAGTTTAGGAATTTATCCAAGTTGGAGCAGTTTAAATAGTATCAAACGAATGGAATATATAAACAGAGTAAAATAAGTAAGTCTGAAGAGTATCTGAAAATTGATACGAAACCACTTGAAAAAGTGGTCACTTACAAAAAACACCACCGACCTACAAGGCGGTTAAGGTATATATCAAAGGAGTTTTTAAAATGAATAAAATATCAACATTCTCAATATCTTGCAGAAGGGGAAGAAATTTTGATCAAGTACAATCATTCAATATTGAATGTTCAACTATTGCAGAAGCTAAAAAGATGTATAACAATTTCAAAAATAGCCAACGTTTTTCAAAACATTTTAGTTTATCACTTATGAGTGATGATATGGTAGCACCAAGACCATTAAAAACAATATGTATAAATTAATTAAGAAGCTGAAAGGCTTCTTTTTAGTTTGTCAGCTAATAAATTTCAACTTTTAAGTAGTCAGAAATAAATTAATATATTTAATTTAAATAGGAATCTTTTAGGTGCATAAATCATATAATATATTAAAGAAGCAAAACAACTAAGATATAAAGGAGTAAATTAATAATGATAAAAATAAACATGAATCAATGGATTGAAAAATTTAACAATGGAGATTTTAATAAAAAGAAAATAGATACACAAATTGATGCAGGCTGGTTTGATTGGAACTGTAAAGATGGACAATTAAGGGATAAAACAATTTACATGGGGAATATAATTAAAAATATTAAAGATTCAAAATTTGACTCACAAGATATGCATATTTGGTTTAAAAATCACAGAGCTTACGATGAACTCAATATTTCAGGTGCAGATGGTCAACTTATATATTCAATTAATATAGATGATGCAGATAATTTTAAATTTGTGGTTTATGGGTGGGACAATAATTTTGATGAATTATTGTTCGAGTGTAATAACGAAAATGAATTAATAGAATGGTTTAATAATTAAGGAGGTTAAAAGACCTTCTTTTTTAATGTCTAAAATTAATAAACTAAACATCATACAAACCACCAGATCAACATTAAATCAATTCAGCAACGAATAACACATATAAAAATATATAATCTTAAAACGTCCATATGAGCTTTACATATATCTTTAAAATATCCATTTTATTCTAATTATACCCTTGAAAACTAGAGCATTTGGAAGCATAAGAGAGTATTTAAGAGATAAAATTTATTAAAATATTATCTGACTATAATATAAATAACTGGAGCTTGAAAAAGCTTCTTTTTATTGCCTAAAAATAATTAAAAAATATCAGTTGTTTCTACATTAATTTGTTGACATTATCTAAACACGAGCGTATAATAGTATATATAGAGAACAGAAACAAGTTACAACTTGTAACTTACATAGGAATAAAACAAATTAATATTAAAAGTAAAAAATATATGGTTATGCTTAATCCTGAAAAGCATATAAGGAGATCAAAATGAGAGAATTTGAAGGAATTTTAAGACTACAAGGAATTGGAATAGTTGAAGGAATCAAAGCTATTAACTTAAAGGTTGGAGATGAAAGAGTTTTTAATTTTGGATCAACTGAAAAAATAATAAGAATTGAATCTAATAAAACTGGTAAAAGTGTAATAGTTACTTGTGAATATATCAATGAACATGCAAGACTTGAAGATGGTAAATGGATTTCTGAAATGCAAGAAGATACAAGAACTATAAGAAACGACACTATAATAGCAGTAAAAGAACTTAATCCAGTTGAAGTAGTTCAAGAAATTGTAGAAGTTGAACCTTCAGTATTAGAAGAATTAAAAAAAGAATCTTCAAAGGTAATTTTATCAATCAATACTGAATCTTTAGAAACTCAAAAAGAATCATTTGAAGTTGTTAGCACTTTTATAGATAAAATATATAAGACTATTGAAGAATATAATTTTGAAAATGAACAAAACGAAATAGAATTAAAAGGAATTGCAAATCATTTAAAATATTACTATAGTTTATTAGATGAAATGATAGAAAAACAAATTTGTCCAAATGCTAACGATTTTAATAATATTGAAACTTTAAAAACTGTATATATTACAAACTGGAACGAACTACCTCAAGAAATTCAAGAGTATGTTTTAAGTTGTGATAAATATTGGATCAACCTACAAGAAGTATTAATATATAAAGATAATAAAATAGTTGTAACAATTGGAATAAGTGGACATCATAAACACGATATAGAAATTAATAGTATTGGAGCAGGCGAACTATTCCAATGGAATTTATATAAAGGCTATACATTAAATAATTTAGAAGTATCAGCAGACAAACAAGAAAACAAAAACAAAGTTACTCATAACAAATATGATGAGATGTTAGATAACTATGAAATATTACCATTTAAAATAAATACAGATAATGAGGAACTTAAAAAGGTAATTAATATCTATGCAGATAATGAAACAATAGAAGCTACTAGAACGATTTACAGAGGATCAATAGATAAAGGTATATTGTATGAACTTTATCAAAACAAGGGCTATAGGGATTTATATATTGAATATTACCAAATGAATATATATAACAATGAATTAAAAACAATATTGACTTATTGCGAGGGTGATTTCATAGCAGAAGTTTACAATTCAGAAGCAGATTACAATGCAGGAATTGAAAGAACTAAAAAGTTCATTGATGAAATGTAAAATAAAAAATAAGGTTGTTAATATAAATACTAGTTAATACTAACAACCTTATATATAGATAAAATTAAGCTCATATAAGCCACAGAACGCTCACAAATCAAAATATAGTATAAGTTACCATTAAAAACAAAACACGCTTAAAACTTCTATATTGACTACAAAACCACCAGAAAATAATTTTTGTTTATATATTAATTTGTTATTGACTTTGATTTAATATAGCATTATAATTAATACATAGATAAGAGATACCACGGAAATAAATTAATGTGATTAAGGGGTTGTTGAATATGAAACAAGGCAATATATATGAAACTAAAAAATTAGGAGCTATAAAAATAATAGTACTAGGCAAAGTAGCAGTAAGAGTGCATCAATACATAGGATATAAAGGCAAACCCGAAACATTTAACTTATCAATTGATGAGCTTGAAAGATTAGTAGGTAAGTTGGAGGATTAAAATAAATTAAAACTGTGAAATAATTAAATCAAAAGAAAAGGAAGTTATTAACGATGAATATATATGTATCTAAAGTATTAAAAGAACTACAAGAAAATGAAAAAGATATTTTAATGGTAGGAAGTGCACAACTTAACAAGGCAGATAAAGAGATGTTAAAACAGTTAGCAAAAGAATATAATAAGACAATAATTTTCGCAACTGTAAAAGATATAATTTTTAATAATAATGATAATATATTAGTTATAGTGTAAAGGAATATTATGATAAACTGATTATTTTAAGGGAATATGTAGATTAGTTTTCTATTAATTTGTTTAAAATCTATGTACAATTAGATTAAACCATGATATACTAAGTACATAGATAAGAGATACATAAAAGAAATAAATTAAATATAAAGGTGGTTGTTAATATGCTAAGTAATAAATTAAATAATGAAGTTGAAGAAATGGAAAAAGAGTTAAGAGAAATAGAAAAGAGAGAAACTTTATTAAAAATAATTTTAGATAAAAAGAGAGAAGAATTGAAGAAACAAAAAGAAAGTGATAGAGACATTATAGAAAAAAAATTTACAAAAAATGTTTTAAGTCTAGAAAATGTTGATAGAGATGTTTATATAACATTTGATATAAAAGCAAATTATAAAGGTAATATAAATTTAAAAGATTTCAATAATAACATGTCAGAGTTAGAAAAATGGTTAAAGGAACAAAAAATATATGCTCATTCTGCATCAAGTTTTAGAAATAGAAGTATCCAATGGTATAATATGAGTTTGTTAGAACAATTAAAAAATCTATGTTGGGAAGTAAAGGGCGATAAATTAGTTGGGTTAGATTGGTAATAGTAATAAAGAGATAACTACTATTTTTTTGTAGTTCCTTTTTAAAATCTAATAAAAACTAATAAAGATTTTATATAGTTAACAAAAGAAGGTCTAGAGCGTATAAAATAATATTAGAAGAATATGAAATAGTATGTTAAAATTAGTAAAATAAACCGTAATAAAAAGTATATAAAAAAGAAAGGAATATAAAAATGGATAAACTATTTGAATTTAAGAAAACAATTAGTCTAGGTGAAGATAAAATTTCTGTAAATGAAGAAGTATTTAAAAAATATATTCATAAACATGGAGCAACTGCATGTGGTGATTGGTTAACTGGTGATTGTTGCAGATGTATTGAAGACGGCATAACAGACGAAAAGATTCAATTTAATTGTAAGGAATATAGAGAGAGTTTTGATTTTGCTGAAGCTTTAGCAAATGCAGTAGATAAGTAATAATTATAATTCAGGAGCTTTTAATAAGTTCCTTTTCTTTTACATAGAACTAATTGAAAATAATAATCAATAGTAAATAAAACATGAATTTTATCAATAATAATTATCAATTAAAATTAGGAGGAAGAAAATGAAAATTGAAAATGGAATTTTAAAAATTACACAAAGTAAAAGAGATGTAGAAAGAGCAATGGAAACATTATTACAAGAAAGGATGAATATTAGAAAATCTATAAATAATATGGGTGGTTGTTACAGAAAAGAAGATTGTCAAATTAGACTTGAATTAATTAATAAAGATGAAATAATTGGGGATATTTTATATAGAATATTTGATATTCAAGATCATGAATTTATGGATATCAAAAACGATTATAATATTAATATTGAAATAGACTAAATTAAAAAAAATAAAAAAGAAAGAGGTATAAAAATATGAGAAAACAAACATTTGTAATTAGTGCATTTCCTGCATGTGGAAAGAGTTATTGTTTTAGGAATCATCAAGATATATATGCTATGTTAGATAGCGACAGTAGTGAATTTAGTTGGGTTAAAGACGAGAATAGTAATAATACTAAAGAGAGGAATCCTGAGTTTCCTACGAATTATATTAAGCATATCAAAGAGAATATAGGAAAAGTTGATGTAATATTTGTATCAAGCCATGATAATGTTAGGAAAGCTCTAAAAGAGAATAATATTAAAGTTATTATGGTATATCCTAATAAAGATTTAAAAGTAGAATGGATAAGAAGATTTAAAGAGCGTGGAAACGATGAAGGATTTATTAACTTTATATCAAGTAGCTGGAATAACTTTATAGATGATATAGAGAATGAAGATAATGGATTCTTAAAAGAAAGATTAAATAATGAAAATAATTACTTAGATTTAAACTTTTTATATGGTTGTTTTGATAATTCAATGGGTAATTTAACTTGTTTATGGAGTAATTAAATTACTCATTTGAATAGGTTATGATAAATTAATATAAAAAGCAATTGACAATTAAAAATGGAAAGTTTATACTAATATTAATAAAAATAAATTAAAGTAAGAAGAAGAAATGTAAAATGAAAGAATTAATAATACCAGTTAAATTTGAAAAAGGTGAGATATTCTATACAATAAAGCAAATCAAAGAAGAAAAAGTTTGTCATGTATGCGAGGGTAAAAAGACAATTACATACAATGATAAAGTTATGAGATGTCCTGAATGTATGGGACAAGGTAAGTTTGTATCTAACAAGCAAATTCATGTAGTTTGTGATGAACCATTCCAAATAACATCTTATAAAGTCAGTTTAGATAGTAATCTTAAAGCATCTGTAAAATATAAAGGATATTGTGGACATAGTAATTTAAATAGAGCTGAGGAAAATTTATTCTATAGCAAAGAAGAAGCACAGTCTAAATGCAATGAATTTAATAAAGAAAAAATTTATATTAATGTAAAAAATATTAATATTCAAGATTCATTCAAATTAACTCCGCCATCAATAGATAAAATTTCTGAAAGATTAAATTATTATAAAGTTAATAAAAAATTTGATAAAGATATTACAATTAATAAAGAAAATATATTATTGGACGGATATGTGACATATTTAATTTGTAAGTTGTTAAGTATTGATATTACTAGGGCAATAGTTGAAGATGTGGTAATTGATGCAGAATAGTATGTAGGCTTAAGGATATCTTATACGGGGGTATCCTTATACAGGCATATTAAATAAAAAATATGTTTAATAAATATGAAGGAAGAGAGAATTATGGGTAATAAAGTACAAGAATTTTTAAATGAAAGGTTTGGTGAGGTAAGAGCAATTGAAATTGACAATGTAATTTGGTTTATGGGTTCAGATGTTGCAAAAGTATTACAATATAACAAAGCTACTGATATGACAAGGAATTTAGATGATGATGAGAAGGATACGCAAACTTTGCTTACCCTTGGAGGGGAGCAAGAATGTTTAGTAATTAATGAAAGTGGATTATATAATTCAGTATTATCTATAACTAAAAGAAATCCTGAAAGATTTAAGATAGCTAAAGATTTTAAAAAATGGATCACAGGAGTAGTTATCCCTGCAATTAGAAAAGATGGAGCGTACATAAATGGAGAAGAAAAAGTATCTGGTGGTGAAATGTCAGATGATGAATTTATTCTCCAAGCTATGACTATTTTACAAAACAAAGTAACTAGACTGAAAGAAGAAAATTTATTATTAAAAGATGAGAATGCTGAAATGAAACCTATTGTAAGTTTGGTAGACAAGTTTGTAAATACAAATAATTGTTATGATATTGGTACATATGCTAAAATATTAGAATCTAAAGAATTAGGGAGAACAAGACTATTTGCTTGGTTAAAAGATAAAAAGATATTAATGTCTAATAATGTACCTTATCAAGCTTATACAAAGTATTTTAAAGTTATTCCAGTAATTAATCAATGGACAGGACAAACTAACTATAAAACACTTTTGAAACCTATAGGAATTACATACATATATAATAAATTATTAAAGGACGGCAAGGTTATAGAAAAACCTTTAGAAAAAGTAATAGAAGATTTAGCACCAGCAATTTAATATATTATATAAAGTACTACATAAAGAATTAAGGTGTAAGGAGGGATTATTTGCAGGGTTGTTTATAGTCTCTTTTGAGAAAAAAAAATAACTTCAGGAAGTTAACGATATGTGGAAAAATTTAATTGATATAAAGAATTTATACTGGTATCAGCGTTTAATATTATTTATAAGCTATTATACATATGATTTGAAGCATCTTATATATAATAGAGAACTACTAATATATAAAGATAAAAATACAAAAGGATATATGCAATTTAGAAGACAGAATATATTATTTCATGTAAAGAAAAGAGATAAAAATAAAATTTTCAAGAGATGGGATAGTAAGTATTTTGTTGTTTAGAGTTCCAATCAAACTTGCATTTTAAAGCAAAGCAGATAAAAATAATTTTAAGGAGATGATTTTAATGAAAACATGTAAAGATAATTTTGAAATTCCAATAGAATTACGAGGTGAAGATGTATATGATATGTTTTATATATTTGATGATGAAGATGAAGCAATAAACTATGTTATTGAAAAATATAAAAAAGATAAAAATTTACTTATATCAGATCTATACGAAGAAGAATTTATGCGTGAAGAATATGGAAAAGAAAATTATTTAAGGAGTGCTTCAATTGAAGGAACTTTAATACTAAGTGAACTTATGAATGGTGAATATATGCTTTGGGATGCATATTAATGTTTTTAATCAAATTCCACTTTTAAATGGTTTAAAATACTATATAATAATAAATTAAAGGAGAGACTAATGTGGAAATAGAAAGGAAATTTTTATTTAAAGGTAATATAGAAAAAATGTGGACATATCCAGTAAAAGCAATAAAACAAAGTTATTTGTCATATACACCAGAAGTAAGGATCAGAGAAAAACAAGATAAATATTATTTAACTGTTAAAAGTAAAGGTGATAAAGTTAGAGAAGAATATGAACTTGAAATATCCCAAAATACATATGAAGATTTATATAAAAATAGACAACCTAACAGTTTAATTAGTAAATTTAGATTTATAGTGCCTTTGAAAAATAATCTAAAAGCAGAAGTTGATTTTTATGAGAATGTATATGTTGATGATACTAATTCATTAAAGGTAATTGAAGTAGAGTTTGAGTCTGAAGAAAAAAGTAATAGTTTTATTATTCCAAATTGGTTTGGTAGAGAAGTTACAAATGACAATAGATATAAGAATGGTTATATAGCTAAGTATTGGGATAAAGATAATTTTTTAATATAAAGGAGTAGTAAAAATGAATTATAATGATTTAAATAGAAATAAAGAAAAGATTAAAAATTATTTACAAAAAAAATTTCCTATAATATTAGAACAGGAATTTAAATGTCCTACATTTTTAATAGGTGGAGCAGTTAAAGATATTTTAAATGATAGAAAGCCAAAAGATTTAGATATAGTAGTCCTGAATGATTCAGATTGTATTGAATTATTCACTGAATATCACAAATTAGAATTTATAAAGAATTCTTTTGGAGGATATAAAATTAATTATAATGGATTATTAGTTGATATGTGGAATACCAATGATTTATATAATGTTTTAGAATATACATATGATGGCTTATTTTATGATATTAATAATGATTATATTATTCCAATAGGATATGTGTGGAGTATAAATAATGGTTGTGTAGATTCCTTAAATAATGACTTTATACATCCTTTAAAGGAGCGTAGAGAAGAAAGAAGGGATAAAATTAGAAAAGATTTATGTAATAAATAAAAAATAAGCTGATAAAAATCAAATTTTAATTGTAAAATATAGGAGGGAAATAAAATGACCAAAGGTGAATTTTTAGAAAAAATAAAAGATTATCCAGATGATATTGAAATAAAAGTTTATGATATGATGAATGGTAATTGCAGATTAAGTAATGTAAAAGAATGTGTTGATGTAAAAGTTGAGTGGGGTGGTACTTTAGGTAATCCAACTAAGAAAATTATAAAAACACCATATATACAAGTTTGGTAAAGGAGGTAATACATATGAGTATAAATATATACAGTAAGATTGTAGAAAGTTGTACAAAGGAAAATATCAATATAAATTTAAGCTTTGTGGGAAAAGTACAGGAATTATTAGAACGTGGTACTTCATTAGAATGGATTTTGAATAATATAAGTTGCTTAGTATAAAAAATAATTCAATAAATTAATGTAAGAAGTATTGCAATTTATAAAGAAAAGATTTATAATGAATATAAGATAAGAGTTACGGAAATGCTACATAAAAAGTAATTAAATATTAATGAGGAGTGTTTTATATGGAACTTGTAAATTTTGAAAGTTATAAATCTAGATCAAATAATTTGATAGCATCAAATAGTACAACTAAAGGAAATTATCATAAAGGGGAGCAATTTTATAAGGGGTTAGAAGTTAGAAAAGAACTTTATTCAATCAAAGGGATTAATCAAGAATACTGGAATAACTTTGAGAGTAACAGTGGTAAAACTAAATCAAGCCTACCTCAATATAAGAGTGCAGTTAAAAGATTTATAGATGCAATTGATAAAGATATTTTAGAGATTAATACTAACGAGTTAGAAAGCTATTTAAATAATTTTGAAGGTGTTACTAGAAATAATCAAGAAAGATATATAAAATCATTCATAACTTTTAGTATAGAAAATAATTTTGATAAGGCTTTAAAGTACACAGACAATAGCTTAGTATTGAGTTTAATACCTAATGAGTATAGAATGTTAATAAATGTATTAATGAATAAATAAGAGTTCTTTTAGCTTAGTACATGTTAAATCGTGTACTATCATAAGAGAATTAAGAATGAAATTAGGAGGATATTGATATGCCACAAATAAAAAGATATGAGACTATAGTTAAAAAATATATGTACGGGAACAGAAACGCAACTATAGAAGGATTAAAATTAGAACTAGAAAAATATAATATTAATGCTAACTTTATAAAATCAGAATTTGAAAAATACGAACCTTTGAAATTTGTTCATATTCCAACCGAAGGATATGAAATGTTTGAGATTTTCAAGTTAATTAAGTTATGTAATAATTGGGAGAAAGACTTCAATACAAGTTTATTAAAAGCTGTTACAAAAAATTATAAAAATATTAGTGATTATATAAATACAATAATAGATAAATTAATTCCTGTATTAATAAAGAGCAATAAAAAATCATCTAAACAATATGATGATTATAAACATAAATTTATGTCATTAAATTTAGCAAAAATACAAAAAGAATATTCTATGATAAAATACTTATATGATGATTTCGTAAAAGATAACAATGAATATAGAGATGTTGATATTAAAATAGAATATATAGCTAGATTCATTTCTAAAAATTATAGAGATAGAAAAAGAAATATTCCATTAGAAATAAATGTTGTATGTCAATCATTAAATGAAAAGGAAATAAAGGCAGTTGATTTAGAGGAAGTTGAATCTGTTAATAAAAGCGAGTGGACTACAACGGTTGATAAGAGAATTATTGGTGGTAGAGAAGTGACTATAACCGTAAGATGCAATAAACCATCACCAGAAGCTTTAAAGAACTTAGCTGATGGTTTAAGATATTTATACAATAAAAATAATATGTTGGCTTAAAATAGTTCTTTTAATCGGAGTTATAATATAATTAAATATTGAGGAGTTGATATTCATGAAGAAATATGAAAATGGCTTTGTAGAACAATTAATAAAAGATGGTGAATATATTTTAGAGAAAGAATCATTTAAATTTAGAAAAGCAAAAGTTTTAGAATGTGAATCTATATTAAATAGTGAATATAAGGATTCAGTAGGAAAAACATTTGATGTCTTGTATAGTTATGACTATGAAGAAATGATTTGTATACAGTATAATGATGAAGAATTATGGCTTAAGGACTGGGAATATGAGTTTGTAGATGATTTACCTGAGTATATTAAAGACAAGAAAGAAATATTAAAACTAAATAGAACAAAAGAATTTTATGGTGGATTGTGGCTAGATTATGACTTTGATGGGAAATATGAAATTAAGAATAATTGCAGTTTAAAAGTGGAATATGTATTAGAAGATAGTAAAGAATATGAGTTGGCAACGAAAGAAGAGTATGAAAATGAATTAGTTGAAGCAATTAATAGAAGAAAAGATTATATAGAATCTAAAATGTCAGCATATGAAAAAGAATTAAAAGCTTTAGAAGATTTAAAAAAATAAAAGACAATAAATCAAGAGTTTTATTGAAAATAATTATCAATTAATAATTAAGGAGTGATTAAAAATGAAGCAATACAAGATTATAAACAACAATGATTTTTCTAAAGTTATATGTATATCAGATATAGTAGAAACAATAATAGAAGAACATAATAAAACTGACAAAGAAGTAGTTAATGAAGTGTTTGAAAATTTAAAATCAATAATAGAGCTATCTGAAGAAAATCATGTAGAACCAAAGAGCATTAATTATGAAATTAGGTTTGATTTACATGACAATAAATTTAAATTCTTTTAAAAGCGTTATTTCATTAAAAACAAGACCTTTAACACAACATACGGTATTTTAAATAGATACATAACTGTATGTTGTGCTTATATAAATAAATTAAAATTATAATAATAAATAATGAGGAGAGCTGAAAATGCCTAAAATGATTAAATGTAAAACTTGTGGAATTGAAATTGCAAAAAGTGCTAAGTCTTGTCCTAGTTGTGGTGCTAAAAATAAAAAGCCTATTTATTTAAGATGGTGGTTTATTACTATTGTAGTATTCTTCTTATTGGGAGCAATAGGATCGGGAGGAAGTAAGACTAAAACAGATTTAACTCAAACAAATGCAAGTGTAGACAAACAAGAAACAAAAACAGAAACTCTAAAAGTTGAAGAGAAACCAAAAGAAAAATATGAATTTGTTGGAGAAGTTACAAGTTCAAAAGATTCATTTGCTATTCATATAGAAGGGATAATTAAAAACAACTCAGGAAAAGAATTAAATTATGTTCAAGTAACATATAATTTATTTGACAAAGATGGTAATCAATTAGGAACAGCTATTGCAAATGTAAATAATTTAGCCAAAGACGGTACATGGAAATTTAAAGCAATGGGAATAGATACAGATGATGCAGTTGCAACGTATAAATTAGCAGAAGTAACTGGATTCTAAATTAAATTATTGAGAGTATAAAGAAAAATCTTTGTACTCTTTTTTGTTGCAGAGAAATTACTTATATAGTAACGTCACAAGGCTCACCACGAGGTTGTAATAAGGTAGGTAATATAATAAGACCTGTAGAAAAATAAGCAATTAAATTCGGTATTTTACGTTAAAAATAACTGGAATATTTTGAGAATTATATAGTATAATATTAAAATAAATATATGATATAATTATATGTATATAAAATGAATGGAGAATTATATTATGGATAACAAATCGAATTTTAATTTGTATAATCAGTTTTTAAAGTATTCATATTCAGAGTTAAAGGAATTATTTAATGAGGCAAAAACAAAGGAAGAACAGGATTTTTATATGAATATGGCTAATTTAGTTCTTCAAAGAGAGCAAAGAAGAGTTATAAAGGAAGAAAATTATGAGTTTTAAAGAGAATATTAAAAATAGAAGATTAGAATTAAATATGACATTAGACGAAGTATCTAGAAAACTAGGAGTAAGTAAGCCAACATTACAAAGATATGAAAGTGGTGTAATATCAAATATACCTTTTGATAAGATAGAAAGATTAGCTGATATATTAGAAGTCGCTCCTGATTGGTTAATGGGTTGGAATAATAATTATTTAACTGAAAGTGAAAAGAAACTGTTAGATAAATATAATAGTCTTGATGATATGGGTAAGCATACAGTAAATATTATTTTAGAAATGGAAATGAATAGAAAGTAGGCGATATAATGAAATCTAAAAAAGAAATAAGTGAGTATCTATACCAAAGTAGAAAATTTCACATAGACAATAAAATATTTGATGTTAAATTGAGTTATAATTATATGGGAATAATAGTTAGGATATTGATTATATTATTAATTTTAAGTATAGGAGCATTTGCATATTGGTTGGGATAGTTTATCTATATATAGTTTTTAAGTTATTATATTAATTTATTATTTTTGTGGTACTATTTTAAGTATAGCTGAATATAATATATCAAAGAAGCAAATTAAATAAGGAGCAAGTTGAAATGTTATATAATTTAATGTTAAAGTTAAATGCAATCTTAGGAGATGAATGGTGTGTTACTTATAGAAAAGATAATATGTATATAAACGGTTGCTTAGAGTATATTATAGATGAAGATAGCTACGAGTATTACAAAATTAGCATAACAGTAGATGGATTCTTAACGTATGATTTTGTAATGAGTAATCAAGATGGTGAAAGAAATGTAAGGTGTCATTACCTCAAAGAAGCTGAAGTTATGGCGTTATTTTACAAGGCAATTCATAAAGATCTGGGATTGTATAATTATTAAAATAAATTAATATATAAAGTATTGCAATATTGAAATATAAATGCTATAATATAGAAAAGAGATTAAGAAAATAACAAATAGGAGGTAGTTGAAATGAAAGGTATTATAAAAGGGTTATTAGAAGCTGGAGAATATGAATTAGCTATAAAGATGTTACTAAGAATAAACAAAGAAAAAATATAGTGGGATTCAGGAGGTAAGATAACATTGGGAGCTTTTAAAATATTAAATGATGATAAACTAAAGGATAAAGTATTTATAGGATTTGTTAAAGGTGATACCATTGAATTATTTACATATGGAGGAATTAGAAGATTGAAAACTGATGAAGTTGAATTAGTGCAAATAAAATAAAATATAAGAGAGGATTATTTATATGAAAAATTTTAAAGAGAATGCTAAAGTTATAAAAATTGGTCAAACAATTGAATATAATATTATGGATTGGATGAACTATTACAATCATACAAAAATTTCTGGAATGAACATTAAAGGATTCAATGATGCAGATTATTTAGTTTTAGGAATATCTTTTATAGATAAAAATCTTCAATATCAATTTAGTAACCTGACAGTAGGTATACACAAAGATGAATTAATGAAAGTTAATAGTTATCAATACTTTTTGTTTAGATTATTTGATAACATGCCTATGGATTTAAAAGGATATATTGAAAAATATGGGTTGCTTGTGTTTTGATGCTAATTGAAGAGTCATTAAAATATTGAGTTTAGGAGGAAAGAGAAAATGGAAGATGAAAAGAAAAAGGTTATAATTGAAATAGGAGATACTATGATTTGGGTAAATGGATGGTCATTTGATTCGCAATGTGGTGTAAGAGAGTTGGCGTGTAATATTAAAGATTTATTAGAAGATTTAGGAATGGAAGTTGAAGTTGATAGATAAGGCAATAATATCATAATTTCATTGGAAGTGAGGTGGGAGAATTGAGGTCTATCAAATGTGTTAAGAAAATAGGTGGTACAACAATTACTTATAAAGGAATAATAAGTAATGAGTTATATAATTCAAACCATGATTTAATTGGATATGAGGTTAAATACAATGGTGCATATGGAATATTTAGATTAAATGAGTGGAGCATTGAATTAGGTGGACATATTTTATAAAAGTTGATAAATACATTGATTTAATAGAATATAATAAATTAAGGAAGGATATAGTGTTATGAAAAGTATTGAAGAAAATTATTATACAAAGAGTTCTTATTTTTGTGGAGGTTTCTATAAAAATAAGAAAGGGAAAGAAAAAGTATGTAGTCACATTTTTCATGAAAATGATTTTTATATGAATGATAGAAATAATAAATCATCATCAGACTATGTTATTTGTCCATGTTGTGAAAATAAAAATTATAGGCATGATATGTGTCATAGTAATAAAGTTTATAAAGAAGATAGTAAATTTATAAATATGGTATTTTGGATAAGTGTAATGTTAGGAATACTTAGTTTGATATTAAATTTTATAACTCATAATGATATATTTTGGTGGGGCGATATAATCTTATGTGGATTTGCTTGTATTTGGAGTATAATATGGCAAGGTATAGATGTTAAAATGGGTATGTAATAAGATGCTAAAACTATCAATTTACCAAGTTATTAGTGTTAGTTTTCAGAGGTTATAAGGAATATTTTTCTTATAACTTGCATAAAATTAATATAAAAAATATAATTACTAAAACAAATTGTAATATTACATATGTAAACAAAAAAATAAGGAGTGACAATCATGGAAAAGAAAAATAATATAAAATTACCATTATCAGCAATGGATTTTTTAGAACAATTAAATACAGATAATAAAGCTAAAACAACAATATCAGGGTATGAATCAGATTTAAGAGTATTTTTTACATTCTTGAAAGATTACAAAAATAAAAAAGAAATTTCCAATAAAACATTAAAATCATTACAAACATACGATTTAAATAAATTTATAAACTATTCAAAAAATAAACTAGAAAATTCAGAATATGCAAGAGCTAGAAAGGTTGCTTGTTTAAGATCTTATTGGAAATATTTGCGTAAAGAAAATATTGTAGCTACAAATATAGCAGAAGATTTAGATAGCCCCAAAATAGGTAAGAAAATTCCAATAGCATTTACAGATGAACAAGTTGAAAAAATATATGATGCTTTGAATCGTGAAGATATGTTTTATTATAGAAATAAATGTATTGTGACTATACTATTAAATACTGGTATTCGTGTTTCAGAACTTGCTCATATAAAACTAAATGATATTCAAGAAAATAAATTACTAATATTAAGAAAAGGAAATAAAGAAGATTCTGTTTATTTAAATAAAAAATGTTTAGAAGCAATAAAAGAATATATGGAAAATAGAATAGTAGAAGGTGTTGATGAGGAATATAAGAATGTTCTATTCATATCAAATTTTAGAAGGGGTATTGATAAAAGTTCAGTGCAAGTTATGATGAAAAAATTATACAAAATAGCACGTCTTACAGATAAGAAATATGTAACACATACTACAAGGCATACCGTAGGAACTAATGTATACAGAAAAACTAAAGATATTTTAATGGTAGCAGAAGTTTTAGGGCATGAAAATATCAACACTTCGAGAGTATATATAACAATGGACGAAGAGCGTATGAAAAACGTTATGGAGGATTTATAAAACCCTATAAATTAAATCTTTTATCAAAAGTGACTAAAATTTAGTAAAATGGTATAATATTATAAATATAAAGGAAGTGAAGTAATGAGTAAAAATATATATGAATGTCATAAACCTGATAATTGTTGTCCATATCAAATACAATTAAACAATACTAATAAACTAACTTATGTTTGTAAGGATGATATTTATGCTTGTATATGGAAAGACGATGAATCTAAATAAGATAGGAATTTTATAAAGTTAAGGAGTGAGAAACATTAATAAAACATTTGCTGAAAGACTTGCGGCAGAATTAGAAATTGTTAATTTAACTCAAAAAGAGTTCTCAGAGAAAGTAGGGGTAACGGAAGCCACAATATCAAGATATCTAACAGGTAATAGGACTCCAAGAATGGAAATTCTTTCAAACATAGCAAAGGTATTGAAAATTAGTATTGATGATTTGTTATATGTAACAGAAATAAGTAATAAAGATTTTACAGTTGAAAATAATTTAAATGAAGCGTTAAATAATCCTAATAATAAAGAAATTTTTGCAAAAAGATTAATTGGTGTATTATATAAAAACGATATGTCACAATCTGAACTAGCAAAAAAACTAAATATAACAAAATCTACAGTCAGTAAATATACTACTGGAGTCAATTATCCAGATACGGAAAAACTAATTTTAATGGCTGAATTACTCAATGTTAGTATCGATTATTTATTAGGATTAACTGATGATGAAGAGTTGCAAAAATTAAGAAAATTTAAAGAAGAAATTATTAAATATATAGAAAATGACAAATGAATAAAAATCTGATTTTATAGGTTTAGAGTCTAGGTAAATTGGTAATATTATTAATACTAAGAGGTGTTGAGAATTGAATAAATTGCCATCAAAATTAAAGAGAAAACTAATACAAATTAATGATACTGCTAGGAAAGTAAGCGAATTAAGTGAAGAATTTATTGATATGATTCAAAATGAATATGGATTAGATCCAGACTTATTTATTAATTGTAATGATACAGAAGAAGCAATAGTTCCTTTTATAAATATAGTTAATAGTGGTGATATTTATGATGATGAACAATTTGAAAAAGATGTGAAAGATATCGAAAGAGTATTTTTATTGCATATCAATAAAAAGGAAGATAAGGTGAGGGGATAAATATGAATAAAGAAGATATGATTAATGAGACTAAAGACGAGATTTATGATATTCAAGAAGATATAATAGAATTAGAAGCAGAAATAATTTTAAAGCAAGAAAAGTTATATGAATTAAAATATAAGTTAGGGTTACAAGAAGATTATAAAAATTAAATCAGCTTAATAATTATGAGGAGCTTGAAAATATGAATAGTAAAGAACTATACAACGCATTTATAGTAGTAGCAATAGTGACTACGGGGCTGACGATTGTCACTATAGGATTAGCTATAAAATATTCCGTGTCCGGACTGCTTGCACAAACCTGTTCGCATGTATGGGTATCATTGTTTGGAATTGATTCAATATCTAAGTTGATTGGAAGCATAAAAGAGTTAAGACTATATAGATAAATTAGAATGAAATGTTACTTTTAAATGAAATTTAATAAATTAAAAATAAAAGAAAGGTGAGATTAAGTATGTATGAAAGTATAGTGAGTTTTAAAATGGATAGTGGAATAAGTGTTAAAGTAGATAGAGGGAGCATAATTGGTATTAAACCTTGTGAGATTGAAGATCAAATTAAAGAATTGTTTAGAGTTAAGAAAAAATATAAAAGTAAAGAAGTGATCCCGTTGTCTGATTTATGTGATTGTATGTGGAATTTAATGTTTTGCAGTAGTAATAAAGAAAATAAAGAAATGTCATTTAAATTATGCTAAAATAGCTATAATATAGAAAATAATATTATGAGGTGGTTTATATGGATTATAAAATTGGTGATAATGTGCAAGGAATAAGTCTGCATGGAGTTGAAGTTGAGGGCGTAATAGAGCAATTAGGTAAGGTATTTCCTGTAGCAATTGTAAAGGTTAATGAAGGTGATAGATTAGATATTCATGAATGCTATATTGATGATTTAAAATTACTTTGAAATAAATATTTATGAATATTTATGTGATATACAATGTTTATCTTTTGATAGATTATATATCACATTAGTACATATATAAATAAATTAAAACAATATATATGAAGGAGAAGATAATATATGGGGAAAAGAAAAACTACAGAACAATTTAAAGAAGAAATGTTTGTTATTAATCCGAATATTGAGGTGATCGAAGAGTATATTAATAGCACAACTAAAATTTTAGTAAAGGACAAGTCATGTAATCATGAATGGAAATCTATTCCATTAAACTTGTTATGTGGTCATGGATGCCCAGAATGTGCATTACTAAATAAATTTAAAGATAGAACGGGTGAAACAAATTATAATAAAGTAAATGAAAAAATGGAAATAATCAACTATATAAATCAAAACGATATAAATGTTAAATTCGAAGATGGTATTATTGTAAAGCATAAAACTTATAATAGTTTTAAACTAGGGACTATTATAAACCCATATCACAAATTTGTATTTAATATAGGCTACTTAGGAGAGGGTAAATATCATGTTGATTATTCTAAATTAAAATATAATAAGCAATTTATGACATGGAAAAGCATGCTGACCCGATGCTACAATGAGAACCAAAAATTAAAAACACCAACTTATAAATATTGCGTAGCAGATAAATCGTGGCATAATTTCCAAAACTTTGCAACGTGGTACGAAAAGAATTATTATGAAATAAATAATGAGATTATGGCATTGGATAAGGATATTCTATGTAAAGGAAATAAAATATACTCTCCAGAAACATGTGTATTTGTACCACAAAAAATTAATAGTTTATTTACTAAATGTGATAAAGCAAGAGGAAAATATCCCATAGGGGTATATTTTGATGATGATAATGGTAAGTTTATATCAACATGTAGGAATACCTTATTAAATAATAAAGTTTATCTTGGTTCATATTCAGATCAAAATGAAGCATTTCAAAGATATAAAGTATATAAGGAAAAACACATTAAAGAAGTAGCAGATTATTATAAAGATAAAATACCGAAGAAACTTTATGATTCAATGTATAGATATGAAGTAGATATTGATGATTAATATATAAAAATAAGCTAGGATTATTAAATTTATCCTAGCTTATATAATATAATTAAATATAAAAGTTTAAATTTTCTTCAATTAACTTATTTAAATCTATACTATCTCTCTTTTTACAGTTGTTTATTTGACAATTAGTGCATAAGTAAAAGATTAAATCTGTTGGACATACCGAAAGCCCGATTGCAATTTTTTCTAAAGTTATTAAAGTTGGAGTCCGACTTCTAGTGCTATTATCGTCTTCTAATCTACTCAAATAAGAAATAGATAATCCAGTTTTTTCTGATAGTTCTTTCAATGTCATACCCTTGAGATGCCTTATCTTTTTTATCGGTAAGTAATACATTAACTAGACCCTTTCGACAAAAGTTATTATTTTCATTATTATATCATGAAAGTTATTGTCGAATCAATGAATAAATATTGGTAATTTACATATCTTTAGCTTAAAGTTTGCCTGTGAGTCAAACTATTATCATGATAATTAGTGTATAATAGAAAATGAACATAGACAATGAACATAATGAACATAATAATACTTAGACAATACCTTGATAAAAATTTATCTTAATGTATATAAATTTGTTAAATATTTATCAAAATACGGAATAGTTAAAATTTGCATTGACCAAACGCACGTTCTGTAATATAATAACAATAGAGAACAAACATTCGTACTAAAATATGGAAAATAAAAAGACTAGATAAAAATATTAATATCTAATCTTTAAGAATTATCTTGTTTATATTCAATTAAATCTGAAATACTGCAATTAAAGTAAGTACATAACTTATTTATATGTGTATTTACAATATGTTTATAATTATTTGAACAATAACCACTTAATGTTCCTTGCCTGATCCCAACAATAAGAGATAGTTGTTTTTGAGTGATGCCACGTTCAGCCATCAGAATATGTAACCTCATCCTAACCATATTTACTTTTACAACTCCTTTGCTCTTATTCTATAACATGTTGGATAATATTTACAACATGTTTACAAAAGTGAATCCGATTTTCGTTAATAATATCCGAAAATAGTATTACAATGGAAAAATATCATTAATTCATATAACAATGAACAAAATGTAAATAATTCCAAAAACAACTTGACATACTATATTAATTTGTTATAAAATGAAATTGAAAATAAGTTTAAACCATTAATTTGTTTTAATATATAAAATCAAAAAATAATTAAAGGGGTGCGAGAATGGAAATGAGAGTAGAAAAAATTAAACAAATACAAAATAAAGAAAGAGGAATAAATGTAGATAATATACTAGGTTATATTTTCATGGCTCAACAAAATAATAAAAATCTATTAATAGAAGAGAATAGACAAAATCTACTGTGTAAGGCTAAAGATTTCTGGGGTACTATAGGAATTAGTATAATGGATATAGAAATAGAGAATGATAGCTTTAAAAAATGTGACTACATAGATGAAATATTAATATTGGAATATGGCAAGAGAGTCATAAGAATTAAAATTACCAAATGATGGACAAGAACAATTTAATATTATATAATAAAAAGTAATAAAATAATAAAAATAGTAATTATTTTATTACTTTTTTTGTTGCATTTAATTTGTTGAACGAGTATAATAATTAATATAGATGTTAATAATATAAATAATATATTAATGAAGGAGTGAATTTTTATGGAACTTAAACAAGGACAACAAGAAGTCATGATTTATAGTCAGGACAATTTAAATAAAGAATTAGAAAATGTGGTTAATAAAGAATTTAAAAATAAAGGGCTGATTAAATCAATTAATGTAGAATTGGCTAAAAAGAATTTGAATACAAACATCACAGCAGGATTGTTTTTAGACGGTTCAGTTAAATTAAACAAATTATCTAAAGAAGAAAAAATTGCTATTACTAAGGTTTGCTATGAGGTTTTAGCATTAGAAAAATTAAACTATAGAAAATATTTTAGCGATACAGATATTTTAGACTATAATAGTTTTACTAATGTAGAGAAGAAGGTAACACAAGTAGTATTGCCTTTTATGCAAAAAGTAGATAATTATAACTATGTTGGGCGAATCACATATGAACAAATCTATAATTATATTAAATTTGTACTATTCAGATATAACAAATTATCTCAGAGAGCATACAAGACAAAATCGTTAGGGACTAAAGACGATTCAGTTAGAATTATTGATATTAATCAGAAAAATGTTGACGCAATGACAAATTTATTATTGTCTAAAACCAAAAAATTAGAAGATACTCAAATAATTGTGAATATTAGACTTGCTGAAGGAGAGGAAAATTTTGAACCTAATCGCCATTATGAATCAATAGATGAAGAAAAATACCCAAATGTAGGAACTTTATATGTAAGTCCGAATTATGATTTAGATAGTGAGACTTTCACAGTTATAGATATGTTAGATGGTTTTCATAGAATGTTAGCAGTATATCAAGCTGTAGAACAGTATAAAGCACAAAATAACGGTGCTATATTACAAGGTGGTCTAGATATTAGGGTTGTATTGAGAAGTTTATCTGATGCTCAAGAATTAATCAGACAAATATTCGAGAGATCAGATACAAATCCTGAATTTATTAAAGGATTTAAACAAGGCGATGATGTAGATTTCTTGAAATTAATTGAAGAGAATTCAACAGTATTAAAAGACGAAATTGCATTAAATTTTGAAGAACGTAAAATGGTAAGAAAGTTAACTTATAAAACTATATTATTAGATGCTTTAACATTAACCGAAATTCCTGTAGAGAAAAAAGGATTAGTTAGAGATATATCAAAAAAATTGGGTTCAACAATTGATGAATTAATTGATACATTGAAATTTAAATATTTTAATGATGATATAGAAGAAATGAAAAATAACAGTAGTCTTTTAGACTGCAATATGTTTGTTGGTTATCTTGCGATTGCAAATACAATGAGAGTACTAGGAGATTATAATAGGATAGATGAGATTGTTGATAATATATATTCAATTCCAGAATCTGAACTAAAAAAATTAAAATTAAAGAATAGTCCAAATACGTGTAATTATAAAGATGTGTATAATTATTTTGCAAATTTAACAGTGGAGGTGCTACGTGTTGCTTAAAGAAAATTTAGAATTTATAGGTCAAAAATACGAAAGAGATACACCTGAAGCAACAGAAAAGGAAAAGCAAAGAATCTTAGGTGAATATGACCAATTTCAAATAGATAAGATTGTGTGGTTAAATAATACTTATGAGGACGAAATAACTAAAAAGCCTTTATGGTCGGTTTATAATAACAATATCCATGATTATGAAGTTGCTAAAAATAAAGATTTAAAAGACTTTAAGAGTAACGAAGTAGTATCTATGCTAAATAGCTTCATATATGCTATGGAGAGTACAATGGGAACTATAAAACTGTTTGTTAATAAGTATTTTGAATACTATATTGAAAAAGGGGATATATCTGTTAACCCATTGTCCGGAGTAGAATCTATGAAGACTCTAAAATCTAGTAAAAAACTACTTCAAACTAAATTATACAATATGGATGAATTTTATAGTTTAATGAGAGAAATGAAAGAGTGTGTTGGTTCAGAAAATATAAAGCCACTATTATTAGCTCGATATGGTGTTTTAGGTAGAGAAGTGATTTATATGAGACGATTGAGATATAAAGATATAGATGTAGTAAACAAATTTATCAGTGTTTATAATGAGAATGAAGAGTTTATAACATTGATGCCGATTGATGATAGATTTATAGAGTTTTTATTAGAAGTAGATAGTATTGTAGAAGAAGAATCAATAAAACAATTATTCCAATCTGACGCATATGTAATTAATACGAGAGAAATAGCTAATTATAATACTGTAAATAGTAGAGTGTTTACTGCGTTTAAATTATTAAATAAAAAACGAAAAGAAGAAGTAATAGATGCAGAAAAAATAGATAGAATTTCTTTTAACGATTTATTATTTACTAGAGAGTTTGAATTATTATTACAAATTAGAAAAGAGAGAAAGATTAGTTCATATGATATTGAAGCTATAATTAAGATTTTCAATGAATCTAAAATTAATGCTACATCAGTCGCTATGATGAGAAAGAGATATGAGAGTTTGACTGGAGATAATGTTATCAAGCGACAAACAGGAAGTTTTAAAGCTAAAACAGCAGAGTTTAAAGTAATAGATCCAAACTCATATCAAACAGTTAAAGATATTTGTGCATCAATCGGCTTTGACGCTGTTGATATAGAGTAGTAGACTAGAAGTAATTTCTAGTCTTTCTTTTATATTTTAAAGTCTAAAACTTATTACATTAATTTATTAAATAGTTGTTGACATTGTATTCAGGTAGGTGTATTATTAACTCATGGACAAGATATTAAACAAATTATTGTATAAACAAAAAATATTTAAAAAGGTTATTGACAGGTTTGGAAATAAGTAGTAATATAAGAATATAGGAATTGACAAAACAAATTAATAAAGAAGTTAAAAATAAATTATAAATAATTGGAAAAAGGTATTGACAAGAAATGGAATTAGCAGTAAAATTTAAACATGAGATGAAACAAATTAAAGTATATAAAAAAGTAATTTTAATTGGAAATTAAGAAGGAATTAATTAAGCGGAAGGTGGTCGTAATGCTAACTTTATTAGAAAATGATAATAGATTAAAAGAATTAAGAGATAAATTGGCAGAAAAAGAAATAGCTATAAATGATGTTCCAAATAAAGGAGGAGTTGTGGACACCAAAAGAATTGATCAACTAATGAGTAGTTATAGTAATAATAAATTAAATAACGAAACAAAATATAGAGAGATTAAAAGAGCAAAAAGATGTGAAATTTGGTATGTTAATTTAGGGAAAAGGAATGGTAGTTGCCAATGTAATATACGTCCATTTTTAATAACCTCAAATAGTTTAAGTAATCAATATTCAACTATCGTAAATGGATTCCCAATCACAAGCAAAGTATCGTCAAAAGCTAATATTCCTGTTCACGTCGAGATTGAGAATTTTGGTTTAAAAGAAAAATCTCTAGTTCTTACAGAACAAATAACAACTATAGACGTTAGATATGATTTGCTTACTTATGTTGGTACTGTGGACGAATTGACCATGAAACGCATAGATAATGCCCGAAACATTCAATTAGGAGATTTAAAAGAGAAAACGCCATTGGAGAAATTAAATAAAGAAATAAGAATTAGATTAGAAGAAAAATTAGAAGACATACACACTTATGAAAAAGCCATAGCAAGAAGAAAGACTGAAAGTTTAGTCAAACATTTATTAGAAGAAAGAGAAATATTTTTAATGGAACTAGAAGACATTTGTAAAGAAAATGGATTAGACTATAGAGATTATTATAAAATATATAAAACAGGAGATGAATCTGTAGTCATGTAAAATATATGAGGATTAAAGGGGTTGCATTAAGATGATAAATGAAGATGCCATTGAACGACTATTTAAAAAGAAATTAGATGAGGCATATGATATTTGGGACGGGGTTAATGGTAAAAAAGGTGATATAGATAAAGCAATAATTGAATTACAAAAATTATTTCTTCAAATGCACGACAAATTAAAAAAAATAGAAAACAGGAGATTGTTATTAAATGGATTAGTTGTGGCAGAACTATTAACCAAAAAGCCTGAACACTTACAATCAGCAAAATTACATTCGAAATTACTATTAGATGAATTGAATTCAATTCCTAATTATAAAAAAGAGAATAAACACAAGTATAGTAAAGCCCTTAATAATTATATAGATAGTTATAAAGATGAATTGAGCAATGAGGAGAAAATAAAAGCATATGAGGAATATTATGATGCGTTTAAAACATGCACTCCAAATGATACAATGGGTTATTTTAATAAATTAACAGCAAAATTTAATATAAGTTTGCTAGAGCGTAATGATAATATTGTCCTACAAATAATGGACATATTATTACATAACAATAATAAACAATATCAAGATCAATTTGAATGTTTTGAAAAAGAAATTAAAAAAACAGATGTTGCATTATATAAAAATGTATTGTTATTAAAAGAAGAAGAAAAAAGAAATAATAAAGTAAGCTAAATTAAATAAACAAAAGATAATTTCTTCCATATTTACAATTTAGTATAAGTAAATCTTATGCTAATAGTACATATGGAGGAGAGGTGAACAAAAATGAAGATAAGCAAAAACACAAAAGCTAGAGTTAAATACTTTATGATGATGGCTATAATAATTACATCAATGATCGTTACTACATTAGTTGCATGGGCTGGTCCTTCTGACCGTGGATAATCATTATTAATTAGAAGTCGGTATCAATAAGAGAGTAAGACTGGGAGAAATCTTGGAATTACTCTCTTGTTAGTTTAAAAGTAAATTGAAAAGGAGAAAAATAATGAAAGAAAAATTATTAAATAGAATAGGTGAAGAAAATATTAACACTCAAGGGCTAAGGATGTGGATTAAAGAATATCGAGGATGTAACGATGTAGATATTGAGTTTGAAGATGGTTACATATCTTATAATAAAACATATAATAATTTTAAAAGAGGATTAATAAAAAATTCAGACTATGAAAAACAAAATTCTAAAAGGGCATGTCTTATTGATAGAACTGGAGAAGTAAAATATAACAATCATGGTATTAAAATGACTATTGTAGAGTACATTAATACACAAAATATTATAGTTGAATTTGAAGGTGGATATAGAGTTAAAACGCAATATGACAATTTTAAAAAAGGAAAAGTTAGTAATTGTACTAATAGAATTGCCCATAAGGTAAGTGTTTTAAACGAAAACAATAGTACAAGTAAAGAATACTATAAGTGGAATAGTATGATGACTAGATGTTATAGTAAAAAGTATAAAGAAAAATATCCTACATATAAAGATTGTATTGTAGCAGAAGAATGGTACAATTTTGAGAATTTTGTACGCTGGTATAAAGAAAATTATTATGAGATAGAAGGAGAGAAAATGTGTCTTGATAAAGATATTCTAATTAAGGGAAATAAAATATATTCACCTGATACTTGTTGTTTTGTTCCAGAAAGGATAAATAATTTGTTTATTAATAGAAAGAATTATAGAGGGGATTTTCCTATTGGTGTTAGTTTAAATAAGAAAGATGGGAAAATTAGAGCAAAAGGCACAGATAAGAATAATAAAAGTATATATCTTGGGACATTTGATACTAAAATAGAAGCATTTCAATCTTATAAAGAATTTAAGGAAAATCGAATTAAGCAAGTAGCAAATGATTATAAAGATCAGATTCCTGAACACCTATACATAGCTATGATTAACTATAAAGTTGAAATAACGGACTAATACATAAAATAAATTAATATAAATACTAGAAATACTATTGACATCTTCCATATTTAACCTTATACTTAATATATAATACAAAACAAATTAATATATAAAGAAAGGAAATGATTAAATTGTGTAAAGCTACAAGTTACGCTAATCAAATTAATACAAATATCATAGAAGCTAAAGAATATTATAATAAACTTAAGATAAAAGAAAAAGTCTTTAATGATGTACAACAAGATTTACTACATAAGATAGAAGGATTAGGGAAATTCGATTTATATACAGGGTGGCAACTAGCGAAGTCATTACAAAAACTTAGACAAGCTCGGAGAGAGGCAAAGAATGAACTAAAAACAATGGAAATGCTAGTTAGACAACTAGGTGGATTTCAAGTACAAGAAAAGAAAATAAGTAATCAAGATAATCATTTAACCCAGTTGAATTATGAAAACGGATATCACAAAAGACAATTACAAATGAACGGTGATATATTGAATGAAGTGGACGAAATATTAAAAGTAGAATATATGAGAAGCCCTTCACATGAACATAAAGATAATATTATTGAAGTTAATGAAGATCATATTTATGGAATAACTGATACATTGCCTAAGATAAAAGGAATCACTGTTAAAATTAAATATAAATCATTACAACAAAAGCAACACTTAATAAATTCAGTATCAAAATCTTATGCAGAATATGAATTAAATGAACAAGAGAAATTTGTAAAATTAATAAATAGGAAGAAAGGAAGCGTGTAAGATAAGATGTTAGAAGGAATATTGATAGTAATAGGGTTAATAGTATTAGATAAGTTATTAGGGCTACATACAGTTAATGATATAGATAATGAAACTCTATATGAGATAAAAATAATCAAATAAGGGGGAAATAATAATGTTAATAATTTTAGGAATAATAATAAGTTTTACAGTATTATTCGTTGTATCGCTTTGTAGACTACAAACTAAATGCGAGATTAGAGAAAATGAAATATTTAAAACATATACGAGATAAATAAATTAATATAACAATTTTTAAGTAAAAGGGAAATTTTAAAGGGTTTTTATGTTTGAAAAACGGAGTAAACTGGAGTATGAGAGAGTAAATGGAAGTTTAAAAATTGAATAATCAAAACTCTCTTATAAATAAATTTAGAAAAATATTCCAAAGAAAATATTGATAACAACAAATTAATGTATTAATATTAAATATAAGTAGGTGAGAAATATGGATACAAGTAAATTATCAATTAACGTTAGTTTTGAAGAACCAGTATACATAGATAAAAATACTGTTGAAATCTATTATACGGTAGGTAATACAAAACAATCTAAGCCAATAGTAGCTAAATTTAATGTACAAGTTTGAAAAACAGCTAAGAATAATTAATAAATTAAAAAGAATGGAGATATATAAATGAGTGAAAAAATATTAAGTAAAGAGGACATAAAAATATTTGATGCAATGTATGATTATATAAGAACTTATCAACTTGATAAACTAAGAGATGAAATTAATGAATTTAAAACGAATCCAAATCAAACTATAGGATATCCTAAAGATTTTAATTTAGTTGAAAAATTAAAACAAGCTGGCAAAATGTCTGAATATGAATCAGAAGGTAAAAGATATAGTGATTTTTATAAAAGAGTAATGAATAGAGTACATGTCGATTATGAAGAAAATAGAAAATTATTAATAAAAGAAGAGTTGGTAAAGTTAAAAGATGAAGTTAATGCAGATGATAGTATTGAATTAACTGTTAGTGAGATAGAAGAATTAATTAAAATAATTGATGATATTATTAAGGAAGATTCAGTTGAAAGTTTTAAAGAAAAGAAATAAATTAAATAATCAAACAAAAGATAAAACCTCCTTTTGAGGTAATTCTAGTATATCTATATTGGTATTTTAGAATTAGTTCACAAGTGAAAATCTATGTGAATTATAAAAATATAAGGATGACTGCAAAGGCAGTAAAAGAAAGGATGATATTAAATGAACAGTACACAATTAGGAAAAGCAAAAGTATTTTTTACAAAAGGTGATTTTGGCAAAATGCTAAAGTTGAAAGACATTGATAATCTATACATAGGAGAAATTAAAAAGAGTCAATATGGAGACGAAACTATCGAAGTGGAAATAATTACATCAATGGACAATGTTACAAATAATAGAGTTAAAACTATATTTAATAATGATATAAGAATTAGTTATAGTAGTGATATTCCAAGTGGTAAGAATTATTATTTATCTTTTGATGTATCTAGAGAAGGAACAAATTATGGAGTATTATTCGAAGAGAACAACAATTCAGAATTAAAAATAATTAGATTTATTAAAATTACTGGAAATAAGTTAGAAGATATTGCTGATAAATTGATAGAATCAATAAAAGGAATTGATAATTGTAAAATTATTATACCAACTATAAATATAGGTCAAGCAGTTGTAGATTATCTTCAAGAAAAAGGATTTGCTAATATTGTTGAATTAGATTTAGATGATATGAGATATATAGCTGTTAACAATGCAAAACTTATCAATGATAAAGACACATTATTTAAATTAATTCCAAACAATTGTTCAAGTGATGATATGATTGAATTTATAAAAACATCTAGAGAACTGGATAATACAGATATTGATGTAACATGTGATGGAAGACTTAGATTTAAAAGAAAATCAATGGAAGTTACAAGTACAAGAATATGTGCAGTATTTTATGCTTTAAGTAAATTAGGGTACAAATTATAAATAAATGGGTTATTTATAGGTAATGTGGGAAGTATAATTGCTTCCCTTAAATTTGAAAATAATTAACTTTATATGGTTTGGCAATAAATTAATAGAAGAAGGTGCAGACATGAAAATAGGGAATTTAGAAGTGTATGGGATTATATACAGAATAACAAATATTGTTAATGGCAAAGTTTATATTGGACAAACCGCACAAGAAGGTGGTTTTTATAAAAGATATAATTACAAAGGTACAGGAATTGAAAGAGTATATAATTACCATAAAGGTAGATTAAAAAGAAAATTAGACGCAAATAAACATTTATTAAGTTCTATAAAAACACATGGATTTAAAGCTTTTGAAATAGTAGAAGTATTTGATATTGCTTTTTCCCAAGAAGAATTAAATATCAAAGAGCAATGTTGGATTTCTTATTATGATTCTGATAATAGGAAATATGGATACAATAAAAATATTGGCGGTGGAAGTGGTTGTGGATTTCAACATACTGAGGAATCTAAAAATAAAAATAGAATATCTAAATTGGAAGTATCTTTACCTGTTATATGTGTTAACACAAATGAAACCTTTTTATCACTTAAACAAGCTGGTAAAAAATATAATATAGACAGAAAAACAATTAGTTTAGCATGTAAAGGAGAATATAGATATGCAGGATTAAATCCAATTACAGGTGAAAAAATGGTATGGATGTACTTAAATGATTATACAATACATAAAGCGGAAGAACGAATGGAAGATATAGAACTAAATGTACAATTTAAAAAGGTAGTTTGTCTTAACAATAGAAAAATATTTTTAAGTATAGGTGATGCCAATACCTATTGTGGTTTTAGAAAAGACAGTGGAACGATAGGAAAATGTTGCAGGGGATTACAATCAACATCGGGTAGATTTCCTGATGGAACAAGATTGATTTGGGCTTATTATGAAGATTATATACATATGACAGATATAGATATTCAAAATAAAATAAATAGTATTAAAAAAATGAATATAGAAAATTATATTAAAAAAGAAGTTAAGAAAAAAGTGATTTGTACAACATTTAATATTGTTTTTAATTCTATCGCAGGAGCTGGGAAATTTTATCATATAGATAATGCTCATATAGGAAATTGTTGTCAAGGGAAACAAAAATATAGTGGAAAACTATTTGATGGAACAAAATTACAATGGAAATACATAGAAGATTTAACTCCTGAAGAATACATAAAATATGATATAGAAAACAAATTAAAAGAATTGTATAATCAAGATTATACATATGATTCAAAAACAATTGTATATTGTAAAGAAAAATATGTTTGCGTTACTACAAATAAAAAATTTAATACGATTAAAGAAGCAGGAGAATATTACAAAATAATATCTTATAGACATATAAACTCATGTTGTAATGGAACAAGAATTTATTGTGGTAAATTAGAAGATGGAACACCTTTGAAATGGAAATATTCTGATGAATACATAAAACAAAAAGAATTATTACATAATGAAAATTTAGGACAAGCAATTTAATACATAATAAATAAATTAAAATAAATTAAAATAAATAATAATAAAACAAGGTATATAATTTCAATATTATGGTATAATAATATTATAAGATTCGAAATTAAAGTAAATGCAATTAAAAGGAGATAGAGAATATGATAATTAAAAAAACTGAAAGTAAGGAATTAGAACAACTAGTAAAGAAGGTAATAAACAAAACGCCAATGAAGAAGAAATACGGGTTAGTAGATAAAGATGTTACTATTATAGAATGTTATGATTCAAGAACATTTTTTAAATGTGAAGATAGTGAATTTACTATAAGAATGTGGAACATAGAAAATATAAATGGTGGTAAACAAGGAAGAGTTCAATGGACATTGTTTTTAGATGTTCCAGATGAAGAAGGAAGTCATGGAGAAGAATTAAGTTACGGAGTTAGCTTGGTTGATTATAGTGAGCCACAAATGGAATTCAGGGATTATACGTGCAATATAAATAGGACATATAATATAGGAATAATGACTCATGATTTTTTCTACGCCGAAGGTTCAATTAATGATAGATTTAAAGAATTTTTAAATAGTAAATATGATGGTAAAACAGAAAATTATATTAAGCCATACGGTAGCACTGGCAATGACGGGAAATATATTACATCATTTTGCTTTAATATAGGGGTGTATAGCAATAAAGAACATAACAAATGTATAAATTCAATCAGTGTAGATTTCATGAAAGATGAAGATTATATCTATAGTCTATATAAGAGTTTTAATGGATGTAAAACTAAAGATGGTTATGAGTTATTAAACAACATTATTGAATTTATGGATAATAATTTTAAAGTTGTAAAAACTGCTTAGAGGTGAGAAGGCAATATACCTTCTCTGATCTTATATTAAGAGTTTTATAAAACTCACATGCTATAAGAATGATAATAAATTAATATAAACAGTATTAATAAATAGGTATATTAATTGCAAATTAATGGTATAATAGTAATATGGGATTTGAAAGGGTGTGGTTATATGTATTTATATAAATTAATTTTACAAAAAGAAAAGACAAGTGAGATTATATATCTTTTAAATGATCAATACATAACCAATGATGCATTTAATAAAATCTGTGATATTGTAATCAAAGAATGCAAAATAGGTGATGAAATTGAAAAAGATAATTTTTTAGAAGAAATACAATGGAATTATGGTTTTAGAGTAACTAAAATAGAATGTGAGAATACAATTAGTTTATAAATAATTAGAAGGTGGTATGAAAATGTGATAATAGTATCATTTAGTAATGAAGAGATTATTGAAGCTATTAAAAATGAGGTTGAAAATAAAGTATCTTAATTTAATGAAGACAGAAATGTTTTTAGTAAATTAACAAAAATCAAGAATGTGGCTATGACTAGGTTGTAGCCTTTTAATTTTCGCTAAAATCCAAATAAAATTTGCATTTTAAGTTGATATTTATTTTCAATTAGCAAAATGTAAATAATTAAATAAATTAATAGAATTACTATTGCATTGATTGGAAGTTTATGCTAATATTAGTTTAGACAAACAAATTAATATAAAAAGGAGAGATTAAAATGGGATTCTTAGATTTAAAATATCAGATTGAAACACAGTTAATAATGTATGATGATATTATTAAAAGATTATCACAAGAGTTCAATGTTGGAGAAACATATTTAAAAAAACTATGTAAAGATATAAATATTAAAACATCGAACTCTTATGCTATGGTTTTAAATTTAGTTTATACTGAATTATCTAATGGACTAAATATAAATCAAATAATAATTAAATATAATTTAAAAGAACAAATAAAAAAGGAGAAAAAATTATGAAATTAAATAAAATCAACAATAATGAATTACAAGTAGGAAATATAGTTTATAGTAATTATACAGAAAAATATTACATAGTAGGATGTTTACCAAGAATCATAAATGAGGATATGTCAAAATTTGCTTTGATTAGATTTGATGGTACAGGTTATTTCTATTTAAGTAATACAATAGAAGAGATTGTTAATAAAATGAATATGGATGGTGGAGAAACTGAGGCTTATAAAGTATTAGATTATGAAATTTATTTAAAACATGATTAAATGTAAGTCATTTTAAAAGTGATAGTTTAAATGATTAAATAAGATTAAAATATATAATTAAAAGGAGAATGATTAAAATGAAAAAATTAGAATTTGGTTATAATTGTAAGGATATTGTTACAGGATTTGAGGGGATTTTAAAAGGTAGAGCTAAATTCATTACTGGATGTGATAGAGTTGAGTTGATAAGTGGAAAAGAATCTGAATGGGTAGATGCTCCAACACTTAAATTTTTAGATGAAGGTGTATATAAAGAATTAGAAGAAAATAGTTCTTGTAATAAATATGATGATATTGATCAGGCACTATATGAATTTGGTATGTTGGCAAAAGATAAGATAACAAATTTCCAAGGGAAAATAATAACAATATCAATTAGTATAACTGGAGATATTTCTTATGGATTATCACCTGAATTTGCAAAAGAAAGTAGGAATAATGATGCTACTTGGTTTGATGAAGGAAGAATTGAAATTATAGATACAAAAAGGGACGAAATAAAAACTGATGGAAAAAGAACTGGTGGGGCAGTACCTAATTTAAGATGTAGATAAATGACGTGTTTTAAGGGGAATGGTTATCAATTAGAAAGGATAGGATTAATTATGAATTTAACAAGAATGTATTTATATGAGATTGATAATTTAGATATTACAGAAATTAAAAGAAAAGGAATTAAAAAAGCTTGTGAAAAACAAATACCTAAAGCAATTCAATTTGATGAAAATGATTTAAATATTTGCCCTGTATGTAAGAAACATGTGGAGACTGATGATAAATATTGTAAGAATTGTGGTCAAAGAATTATATTAGATCTAATAAACGAGTAATAGGAAGGTGAATTATGATATTTAAAATCAAAGAAAAAGAAAAACATAAAGTTGGCGATAAGAAAACAACTAAGAGATTTGCTATATTACCAACCAAAATAAATTCAACAACTATAGTATGGTTAGAAAAATATTTTATACAATATGAATTAAGCAAGAATTTGAGGATAGAAAATTTTCAATGGTGTAACTATGAACATTGGAAAGAAATAGATAGATGGATAGAAAAACAAATTAAAATAAATATAGACAAGCAACGAGAAAAGTTGTAAAATAATATTCAAGGAGGGGTAATATGGGAAAAATAAAAGCATTCTATAAACTTTCAGCTAAAAGACAAGCTATAGAAGAACAATTAGAAAACTATGATTTTGTAATCAATGAACTTAGAGCTGAAGCTAAGAAACTTAAAAAAGGAAGTTTAGAAAGACAAGACTTAATGAAAAAAGCTAGTGAAACAAATAATTGTGACGTATATAAAAAGCTTCAAACTGAATTAAATATATTGAATTTTTGTATTAATACTGTTTGGTATAATTAAATAAAATAAATAGTGAAGGAGGACAAGCAAGTGAAAGAATATACATTACAAGAAATATTCGATTTACCTGAAGGAATAGAATTTATAAATGCAGATGCACACTTTGAAGTTAGAAATGGAGTTTTGTATAATTGGTTTAAGCCAAATGACAAACAAAGTGTAAGACTAACAAAAATGTATGTACATATGAAGTTTATAAAAGTCCAAGAACCAGTAAGTTTTATGGACGTTATTAATTCAAATAAATTATGTAGAGTTGAATATGAAAACTGTGATACGCAAACAAATGAAGGTTTTCAATGTTTAGATAGTTTATTGCATTTTTTATCAAGTAAATATCCACCTTCAACACTAAGAGAGATTATAAAAGATGGTAGATGGTATTTAGAAGCATAATTGATAATCATTCTTGATAAAATACTGATTTTATT